TCTGCGTCAGGAATGCAATCTTGGTCTCATCGTCTGTGGTTCCGAGACCGACCTGCACAACAGTGTCAAACTGCGACTTCCACTCCGCCGGGTTAATCGGCACAAAGCTGTTACGCAGGCGCAGTACCTTTTCTTTATTGTCATGCTTTAATACCAAAGCCAATATGCCCTTAAACATATCCTTGACCCCAGTTTCCGCCATAGTCCGCGCATAACTTTCGAGCTTAACTTGCGCCCCCCGAACAGTTGCGGCAACCGCGCTTGCAGTCGAAGACTGTAACGAATCAGGGGACAGCCCCTGAGATGCAGCACTCATCCCCGTGCGGGTCTCTTTGATTGTGTCGATATAATCCATCAAAGGCCGGATTTCTCCGCCAACAGATGCACCAGTTAAGGGCTGCAACATGCCGGGCTGCCGGACGCGGATCACACCGCCAGCAGAGCCGTCAAGCAAATCATCTAAGTTGACGCTGCCCTCAACCGCCGCGATGCGCGGCATGGTTGATGAGTAGACGCTGTCTAGGTACTGGCGCAGCAGGGTTGTCTTAATGACCTGCAAATCTTCAGTCATGTCAAAGACGCTGTGCCCGACTAGGCGGTGAGGCATTAGAATTGGTGAGCATACGGCAAACGGCACATGGTCAAATGGCTCATTGTGCAGGACGTGCGTACCCTCCGCGCCAATCGCACAGATGCGGCGGCGCTCAGCAATGCCGTCACCGTCATAATCCATTTTAACTATGCATTCGTAATACGAGACGCCCCTAAGAGTTGGGTCGGATGGCTCTGTGGCGCTAGACGCCTCTAGGTCTTGGAAGCGGTTTTGCACCTCGTCATCCATGTCTAGCTCGTTCACCCCGGCGTGCATCTCGACCTCTTCGCGGTCATACCCCATCGCCACCAGATCACTGACCGTCAGGACAGTGCGGTGAGCAAGGAATGTGGCGTCATCTAAGCTGGTCGCCCGGCGGTTCACTAAAAACTCTTCCGGCGGGATGTTAATGACCCTAATCTGTCCCTCTTCTCGCGTGACGCGGACGGTCAGGTCGTACTCTGAGCGCAGCGGAATAACTTCGCCAGATACATCATCGTAAACGCTCTCGGCGGTGATCTCTGTCTGAGACACAATTTTGATGTTGGGGTCTTCCATGAGCAGCGTCAGTTCTTCTTCTGACAATCCCTCATACTGCTCCTCGTCCACCTCTTCTTTGGTATCCCAAAAGAATTTTATGACCCCCATGCGGAATAGCAGGGCATCTTTAAAAAATGTGTGAAGCAATTTATAGCCATCATTCTGGCTATTCACTATGTAATTAACGTAGTCTGAAGCCTGCTCAGCCAACTCCATGTCTTCGGCGGTGCGGCCCTTAAAGCGGACATATTTGTCATTTGTCGTGAAGACACGCATAAGATTAGGCATAATAGCCTCAACCGTGTCCGCGACCTCAGTGCTGACAACAGCAGACCGGCCCTCAACCTCATTTCCGAGAGGCTCGCCTAGATACATATCCAAGGCGCGTAAACGGTCTTGGGTGTACTCACTGTCGAAGTGATTTAGACTATCAGTGATCTCGCCAGAGAGGATTGAGCTAACCTGCTCATCGTCCATTTTATCAGCCATCAGATGATGTAACCTTTTTCTTTGATCCAGAGAATTTGGTCGATACGTTTGCGTCAGGCTTTTGGATGCCAACAGACTGCAATATAGTCTTGATTGGTGCGCCGCGCTTGCCAGCCGTTTCAACGTTTCCGCCAGTTGTGTTAACAAACTTGGATGGCTTTGGCGTTGGTGTCATATCAGGCGCATTGTTTTTCCCCTGAATGCAACGCTGTTTAATTTCGCAGCGGCCCTTGTATGGACAATCCTTACAAATAATCATGCTCTTTTCGCCTTCTTCTTTTTCTTCGCAGTTTTAGCGGCAGCCTTAAAAGCCCCCGCCTTTGGTGCGCCCTTTGCGCCGGGCTTACGCATCGTCTCGCCTGACCCGGCCTTAATTCGTGCGCGTTTCTTCACTATGTTCGCATAAAGCGACATTAACAGTATTTTCCCAGAACCTGCTTAGACCCGGACTTCTTGCCGCCTTTTTTCTTACCGTATCCCATTACCACTTCTCCTGATCTGCCCAATAAGCCGCTGACATTTTGCCTTTGGCTATATTCTTTGCGTGACGTGCCTTAAATGATGCACGCTTCTTCTTCATGGCTTCACTCTCGCCCGACTTTGCTGAGCCTGCGGTTTTAGCGCCTTGCTCACCAAAGCGGATCGTCTTTACCTTACCGCCCTCTTTAGCCACAACAACATGCGACTTCTTCGGGTGGCTTGGTGTGCGCCTTGGCTTATTGTAACCGCTTACACCAGCTTTGGCTAGGCGTGGGTCTTTTAGGGCGCGTGGGGGCATTAGAAACCTCTCCCCAATAAGCCCCTGTTATAATAATCCATAAAATTTGACATATCGTCTGCTTTTGGCTGGGTGATCTCTGTAAGGATGTTGCTAATTTCAGCACTGCGGCGATCTTTAGAGACATCCTTGCCTGCTGCGCGTCTAGCTTGGAAAAATTCAGGAGCCATTAAAATGCGAGGAACAGGAATTTCTAAGCCGCCCAAGTCAGTGCCACTGATCCCTTGTTGGTATGTTTTATGAAATACAGGCGCATTGCCCTTGCCAGACATGGGTAATACCGGGTCGCTGTCAAACTCCACCATTCTGCCGCCAGTTGGTGCCAGCATACCTGATGGGTCGTTTACACGGCTAGACATAGACGGCTCTGACACAATCGCTCTGACAGAGGCGACATCAGGGAACCCTGCCCGTCTGAAACTGTCTTTCTCCATAATATCAGCGATAGCTTTACGCGCACCACCCTTGCCATCAGCGTATAAGTATTGCTGGATATCGGGGCTGTCAATTCCCGGGAAATCAGCATACGGCTTAGAGCTTGTCTTTTCTTTTGTTTTAGGGTCTGTCTTGGTGGCAACAAATTCTTTAATTTTATTGTTAAAGTCTGCAATTTTTTCTTCTGGTATGTGTTTTGATTGATTTGTCATATCGACATGCACGTCAGTTACATGGTGAGAAAAGTCATTTGATCGTCCACCCATTGCGCTGTATACGCCAATGAGACCGGGGTTCTCTCTTGCCTGCTTAGCATATCCAGCAATAACTGATGGGCTAGATGCCCAGACAATGCCAAGCTGCCTAGATATTTCTTCAGCAGGAAAATCCATACCGCCAGACATTCGCACTGGGTTCTTCAATTTAACTCCCATAACGTGCGTAATTTCTTTGCCAGCCATAGTAATATCGCCGGGCATCAACTTTGCGGTGCGTCCAATGAGGCTCTGTATGTCAACGGTAGGCTTTTTGGCTAATGTGTTTAAATCCACAATAGTAGACATCCCCTGCTGGCTTGCGTCAGGTACACCTCTGCTTTGCAGGTTTTGAAATCCGGGGTCGATCAATAGCCCCTCATTAGCGGCCTGTCCAGTTCTAGCCCCATATTCATACGCACGCTTCGGCAGCAACAGACCCTCACCCACTTCACGCGGTAACTGCATTGCTGCTGCGGCTCTATAAAGTTCTGCCTCAGTTGGAGACATGGCCTGATTGCCGGTTCGCTTCTTGATCTGCTGCGCGAGGATCATGTCATCTATTGACCCACCCATCATGCCGAGGGTTGTGCCGCCTGCCCTAGCAGCGGCAATGCCCGCTGGTGCAACAGGCGCGGCAACAGCCGTAGCGTCATAACCAAATTGGTTGCCTGCCTCATCGACAAGCTCACCCGATCCGCCAAGCGCAATGTCTAACCCAGACACAACCTGCTGATTAGCCATCTGGCGCATTGCCTCTGGCATAGCGGCGGCGGCTGCTGTGGCGGCACTGGGGTCAGATAATAGGCCAGATATGGCGCGGTAGGCTGGCATGTGTTGAAAACCAAACTCAGGCTGGCCGTAAGTCGCTGGCTTGTATTGCGGGTATTTTGCGCCGTCTGCCTCCATATAGGTGGTTTCGGCTGGCGTCTCAACAGGATACCTAAAGGGCGTGAACATATTTCCTAACAGGCCCAAGGCACCGCGTTCGCCTTCGGCGGTCATTCCGTATTCATATGGTCGCGCCATTAAACTACCCAATTCGTCTTTGGTTTCAAACTGCGATTATGATTATACCCTCTTGAGTACCCGCCAGCAATGGCACCTTGCCCCGCAAAGCTAAGAACAAACGCATCCGCCACGTCAGGTGACCTCTGTCCGCGGCGCTTCATCTCGTCCT